CTAGATGTCGCTGATCAGCTCCAGCGGATTGACTGCAGTTAGTGAGGGGTTGGAAAGCATCCATAGATGCTGGGGCGCAACGCGACGAACCAGGTGGGCGCGGAACAGGGGTTCGCCTGCAGCGCTGAATGCCCAGGCGACCAGCTCGGAGCAGAACCAGCAATCATCTTCCTGCCAGTCGCGCCCGCGTAGGGCGATGCCGGCGACGCCGAGCCAGTCGTAGGGGCGGCCCAGCTGGCTGGCGGCGGCGTCGAGTACGGCGTTGCGATCGCGTACCGAGAACTCGACCAGGGCGGCTTGGCTGGCCAGCCGCAGGCGCTCGGCCATTGGCAGGCGCACCACGCCGGATGGGGCGACGGCGCCGATCAGCTCGGGTGCCGCGCCCCGGTCATCGACCAGATCCACATGCGACCATGTCGACCACGTGCCCAGCCGAATGGCCAGGCTGCCGAGGTGGCGGCGGCTGGTGAAAAGGACGCGGACGGTAGGCATATCAGGCAGCCGGGTTATTGCCGACGCCGGCCACTGCCGCCTGAATGGTGGCGATGGTCTGTTCGGCCAGCTGCTGCGCCTGCTCGACCTCGCCGGAGGCCATCAGTGTGCGGATCTGCTCCTTGGCGGCCAGTCGGGTTTCGCGGATGACGTACAGCGCCTCAGTGTAGGCAGCGGCCTCGGCCAGGATGCTGTCCGCCGCCTGCTCCGCGGTGCGGCCATTGATGGCCCAGGCGGCGACGGTGCGCGGCACCGCATCTGCTGGGTAGCCGGCGTCGGCGAATGCCTGAGCCTCGATGCGGGCGCGGTCGTATTCAACGGCCCGCAGCGGGTCGCCGGCGACCCGGGCTCGGGCTGCGTCGGCGGCGATGTCAATGCGAGAGCAAAGTCCATCAGCCGAAGGCACATAGGCCGGCGCATCGACCAAAATTGGCAAACCGGCAGGGTCATGGCTACGGACTTTGCCAGGAGCCGGATTAGCGATTACTGATTGATAGACCTCATCGGGTAGCTCAACCGCGTCCGAAGGGATCGATGTATGAAGGCCACGAATGTAGGTGGTTCCTGTCGATTTGCTGTACAGACGGCTCATACTAATACCCAACTGCGACATAGCTGATAGAGAAAGAGCCGGTCGAACTACCGACACCGATGTTGTCATACGCGACGACGGTGAACGAGGTGGCCGTGCATGTATGGACCTGCGCATACTCGACGCCGCTCGATACAGACGAAGTGCGGGTTATGGCTGCCCCGTTCGCATGGTTCGGAAAAGCCATGGGGAAATTGACGATCGCCGAGCTAGAGACAGTCGCAGTGCCCCATTGGAGTATTACTCCGGTCAACCAAGTCGGAAGTGCTATGTAGCCGTTCACTCCAAGACTGGCAGCAAACCCCCAGCGCAGCTTCTTCGGTGTCACCGCCACGTCATCCAGCAGGCCGGCATTCACTTCCGCCTGCGTACCAATGCGTAGGACTCCGCGCAGGACCTGGGTTGCGGATGCCGTGGCCGAGCGAAACATCTTCCAGATTGCGCCGACCAACTGAGTGCTTTGGCCCTCGTCGGGCTCGTCGCCCACTTCGCGTACAACGTTGAGGATCTCTTCCGTCACGTCGTTCGCCCACTTTGCTGGGTCTCTCGATGCTGGAATGCCCAGCAGCGGGTTGCCGTCAGTGAACTGGCCGTTGAGCAGGTTCACGCCGGGCTCTGATTTGGGGTAGTCCATCAGTTTCCTCCGTAGGTAAATAGCAGGATGGAGCCGGCCGGCTTGCGCTTGTGCAGCACGCATTCGAGCTGGCTGTCACCCCAGACCTGGTAGGGCTCGCCCATGGCGGCACGGCCGTGGCGGCGCTGGATGACCAGGCTGGCAGGCAGGTTGAGCTGCCAGGTGTCTTCCCAGTCTTCGCCGCCGTAGGGCTCGCCCATGCTGGCCCGGCCGTGGCGGCGGGCCTGATATTCGGTGATGGTGGCGTTCGGGTAGCCGAGCGCCTCGGCGAGAGCGAGGAAGTCCGGGCGGGCTTGGCCACCCAGGCCGATGAGGCGTGCCAGAACGGTGGCCGAGCGTTCCTGGAAGGTCTGGGCGCCCTGGACACTGCATTCGTCCGGCAGGCCGAGGGCGGCTTCCCAGCGCTCCAGCGTCTCGAAGGCCTCGCCGGCATCGGCTTCGCGGTAGAGGTCGTCGGCACGATGGTGGGCGCGGGCCATCGCTTCGCCGAAGGCACGCAGCAGGGTCTGCAGCAGGCTGTCCGGGTCCTGCGTCCAGGCGGCGCCGGGCGGCAGCAGCTGGCCGAGCAGGCGGCCGTAGTCATCGGCGGTCACGCCCATGTGATGCCTCCGAAGGTCGGCATCTGGCCGGTGCTGTGCAGCAGATCGGTGATCGGGAAGAGCACCGCGTTGTCCGTCTCGCCGCTGGCCAGGCTGACCGCCTCGCGGATGTGACTGAGCAGCAGGGTGGCGCCGGGTGCGGCCTCGCGGCGATGCAGGTCGCGCAGTTCGGCCTCGATAGCAACGCGCACTTGCAGGGTGTTTGGCACAGCGCGGATCTGGTACTGAACCGGCACTTCCACCGGTGGCAGTAGTATACGGACCGCCGGCCTGCCGGGCGACGCTGCCCGATGTAGGCATCGGCGGCCTCCAGCACCTCGGCGCCGGGGATGGGGCTGTCCTGGTTGTCGCAGACCACGCGCACGACCACGCTGCCGGTGCCCTGCTCGTGCTCCGTGGCCCAGGCGCGGGTGATGGCGGTGTGCGACTCCAGCGCCCAGGTCTCGTAGTCGGCCAGGGTGCCGCCCTGGGGCGGTTCGGCCATGCGGCGATGGAGGCGATCGCGCAGGCCGGCGAGATCTTCCTGATCCGCACCGCCGGTGAGGCCGTCGGCACCCACGGTAGCTGCGGACTGGATGCCAGCGACCGGACTGACCAGCGTCAGGCGGGCGCCGGCTGGCAGGTTGCCTGCGCTGCCAGCGGTCGCGGCAGCGACTGCGACCTCGCCAGTGCTGGCGGTCAGGGCCAGGTCCTCGCGCACCGTATAGAGCTGGTCCTGGGTGAACTGCAGCGTGGTGCCGGTCAACAGCCTGCTGCCGGGGGTGCCGCTAATGGTGACCAGGCCACCGGCCGAGGTGGCGGCGCGATACCAGAGCTTGAAGCGGCGGGCCCAGCGCTCGACGCCCTCGGCGTCGGCCAGCTCGTCCGGCAGGAAGTTGCGGTAGCGGTAGTCGATGTGGGCATGCAGCCCCTGCACTGCGCCGGCCAAGGCGAAGGCGAGCACGCCCAGGGTGCTGCGGCGGGTGCGCGCTTCGGTGCCCGGCAGGTGCGCCTCGATGTCGGCGGCGATCTGCTGGCGGGTGGTGTTCAGGTCAGGGATGGAGAACGCCAT